ACGACGGTGACTTGGTAGCGCAACAATCCGCTCCATCTCATCTTGGTGTTTGGACAGATAGTGAACCAATGCAGGCCCAACGTCCGATTCGTACGCAAGCTGCGTCAGTTCAGGTACTGGGCTGTCAGCGTACGTATCAACCAAGTCTTGCACGTCTTCAGCAAACGTTGGGTTTGCCTTCGCATATGCAGCAGCACGTGTGTTGTACTGTGACACAGCTTGATGTTGTTGTGCTTGTTGTGCTTGTTGCGCCAGTGTATTGGTGATCACCCATTGTGAGTGTGCATCAATGTACGACGTCATATCCGGGTAATCAGCCAACTCCGGCTTGTTGTTTGAGCGTGGTTGAGTTGTTTGCGGTGGTGCTGATGCAGCCATTGCTTGCTGCTTCCAGTACTCAATCTCAGCAGCTGACTCTGCACGGGCCTTAGCCTTTGCACGCTCAACCCGTCGCTGGAATCCGTTTGCCTCTTTTGGAGCTTCTACAGGCTCTGTCGTTTCCGCAGGAGTTTCAGTCGCTGTTGCCTCTGTCGTTTCCGCAGGAGTTTCAGTCGCTGTTGCCTCTACCGCCGCGGGCGTCGTTGTTTCAACAACTGCTGCGGGAGTTGTGGTTTCTGTAGCCGCAGGGGTAGCTGTGGTTGTGGTTTCTGTTGTCATAATATACCAATCCTTTCAAGATTGTGGTTTACCTGGTGATTGTAACCGCCAGTAGTTTGTTAACTGCTTACTCCAACGTTGTGTTCAGTGTGTTTCCCATGTCGTTGTCAATCGATGAATCAGGCATGATGTCTGTCTTCAGCTTTGGAATACCAATGCCGACGTCGGTACCCGCATCCGTCAGCTTCTTTTCCAACGTTGTCTGGCGTTCACTTGCTTCCAAGTCCCGGTGATTCATCTCACTTGCAACCTTGATACCGGCAACCGCCATCTGGGCCTTCTTCAGGTCCAGTTCTTGTTGCTGCATCTCCAGTTCCTTCTGCTTGATGTAGAACTCAAGCTCAGTCGTTGCTTCCTTGACGTCTTGATCACGGGACTTCAGCTTGTAATCCAGCTCTGCCTTGAGCATGTCGACTTCCTTGCTCATCTTTTCCAACTTCATTTCTTGGTTGGCGATGTCAAGCATTTGCTGCTGTTGGACGAATGCTTGCTGCACCTTCTCCAGTTGTTGCTTCAGCTGAGTTACCATTGCCTTGAGGCGTGCTGCGTCTTCTGCTGAGTCAACACCTTCTTCGGCATCTGATGCTTGCAGAATCTCAATCGGAACCATTGCACGTAGGCGTGCTGCCGCTTCCTTAGCCCCTGGCCAGTCCATGTTGCTGACTGCCATGTCGGCAAGTGCTTGAGATGCCTCAGGGCTCAACACTTTCATCAACTCAAGCAGTTGTGATGCACCTTCTTGGCGCTTCGTGCCGAATGATGGGCCTGTTTGAATCGAAACCGTGTACGAACCATTTGTCAGGTCGTAAGCTACTTTGCCCGACTCATCAGGTGTATTGAAGTCAACTGTCTTTTGCTCACCAGCTTCATTGATTGTTTGGATCCGGCGTGGCGTGTCGTAGAAAGTTGGGATTGCATCAATCAAGATGCAGCCAACGTGCTGAACGCTACGGGCCAGGTTGTCGTAGAAGTGGAAATTGCTATTGTAAGCTTGGTGTTGACGGGCAAGAAGTGCCTTGCCAGATTCGGGGGCAATCTGTGTGTTCGTTGGGTCAAAAACACCGAAGATTTGACGCACAGCGTTACGGGCATCTGCAACCAGCTCTGCAAGGCGTTGGATTGGAACTTCACCCAGGTCACGCGATGGAGGAGGTGCGTTGTCATCCTTGTTGTACGGGATAAACGCTTGGCTGCTAACATTCAGTGCAGCCCACTGCTGTTCAAATGTCTTAAACTGTGCTGCCGTACCAATGTACGGAGCCTTTGGAGCCATCTGAATGTATTGTGCTTCCAGTGATAGGTAGTAGTTTAGTGACACCTGAGCCTCAATTGCAGGCTCAACAGCACCAACCACACGGCGCTTGTCATCAATCCAAAACTCATCTGCCTTGACAGCAACGATTGGAATGTAGTCACCTGGCCACACTGACTTTTCCAGCACCTCAACCTCATTCAACTTGCACCAACGAATCGTTGGAACCTGAACGTTGCGCTGATCGATTACCATCACAAGGTCAGGATGTGTCAACATCTCTTCCTGTGGTAGCTCTCCGTCAATCATGCCGTCTTCCGTTAGCACGTAGTACTGCGATAGATCGAACGTTGTGTCAACTTTACCCGTCGTAACAAACCGGATTTGGTACAGGGTCTTCTTGTCGTAGTCCTTGAAGTAGTACTCGTTGATTACGACCATGTCGCCCTCAATCCAGTTCTTCCGTGCACCAACCCACGACTTCGCTTTGATCATCTCATCAAGCTTTGACCCACCGTAGCGGCGACCGTACTCATCCAATGTCAACGTCGTTGTAACGAATGCGTATTCACTATCCTGCCCAGCCACGCCACGGTGGTTAGGGTCAAGCATCACTGTGTTTGCATCGTATACTGGCTCCACGTACAGAACCTGGTTCATGCTGTCATTGGATTCGTACTTCGACAGAACCCGCAGGAATCCCATACCAACTTGTGCAGCTGCAAGGCCACCTTGCTGGTATGCAACATCAGCCTTGCATGCTTCTTGAATGCTACGCACCAAGTCGTCCATTTTTCCAGCAGACTTGACAGTCGTGTCATCAGCTGGATTGACCTGAATTGACGGCGTATTCTTGCGCAATTCATTGGTAATTTGGCGCAGTGCTGGCTTGATCATGTCCTGTGTTTGTGCGGAGAATCCAGCGTTCTCAAGGTTCGACCGTGCCATCTCTGTCCATTGATCACCGGCGATGAACTTGAGGATTTCATTGTTCTTCTGGTGCATGTGCCCCCATGCAGTTACGCACAGGTCAAACCGTTCGTGGGCTTGCTTGAGGATTTCGTCGTCGTTGATCATCGTGGGTTACCTTAACATCAGTTGTGTATTTACACTGATTGAGACGCAGAAGGGCGCCGATAGCAGATCAGACTCTCTTTTGACCCGCAGTTGTGCAGCTTGTGTCCGTCAATCTCAATTGTGTAGGCGTCCTTGTTGTATGCAACCAAGATGTGATCACCAGCAATAACACCGGCATCAGGACCTGCGGCATGAACAACTGCCCACATAGGAGTAAACTCCTTGGTTTCCTTCTTCCGCTTGATGATGATTCCGCTCTCAGTTGTTTCTTCAGCATCTGCTTCGTGCAACCATTCGTATAGGATTGTCTGTGCTGTTGCACCCAGTTTTCCATCACGCTTGAATGCTAGCGTGCTTTCGTCGCTTGTGTTGTACATTGTTTCTCCTTCATATTCGAATGTGTAGCTGACCGGGCGTGCCGACAACAAAATGTGATCGCCTGGCTTAAGGATTGACTTGACTCCTGTCACCAACACGACAGCCCACCGGGTATCCATCTGCAGTTGCTGGGCCAGCTCAATAGCCCCAACCTTATACACGGCTGGGTCACGCCACTTATAGATTACGTTTGTTGCTGTTGCTTGTAAGTCTGTCATTTGGTTATCTCCGTATGATTGGTTGTGGGCGGAACTGGTTCGGTACTTGGTATTGCTGGTACGGCTGCGTTGACACCGGCTCAACAATAGCCTTGTCACCTGCCATCCACCCGTATCGGGTTGCATCCATCAAGTGGTCATCCTTCTTGACAATACGACCCTTTTCATCTCTGTGGTATGTGCGGAACTCTGCGAACCAGTCCGCTACGGTTGAGAACACCTTCAACTTACCAGTGCTCAACGCCTCCCACACGGCGTAAATGCCTGCTTCAACTGCATTGTTTGCAAAGTCAAGAGCCAGCCCGTGTCCCTTGTATTGGTCAACCAACTTTGCACCGTCATCTTGGCTTCGGCCACGTGACGCCGGGTCAATCACACCAGGGATCCACGCACCTCTTGCCTTAATTGCATCTGCGTGGAACAGTGGACGCTCTTCACCTTGCTTGTGTGTGCTGTATATGTATCGTACACCTGTATCAGGATCGATTGCATACCACACGACCGCAGTGAAATTCCAACCAACGTCAAGTGCGTATACCCGTCTCCAGTGCTTGGGAATCTCAAATGGTGGAACACTAAACCCTGATTCTGGTACTGGATAGATTGCACCTGCACCGAGTTGTGGAACACCACGGCTACGGGCATCACGCTGGTGTGGAGGTAACCCAGCATACAGGCGGTCTTTGTCTTGTTGTGTCAGGTGAGGCACATCGTCCCATGTCACCGTGATCACTATACGACCCGACTTCGGGTCGGCTGTTTTGAATGAGTTGATCAGCGGCGTCAGACCCATCAGAGGCGTCATTGTCTGAATCACCAACCCGCCGGTTGTCATTGTCCGCATCAAGCATTCTTGGTAGATGCTATCATCGCTCTCTTCGTCCAACCAGATGATGTCCTTCTTTGTCCCTTGGAACGCCTTACGCCCTTGGTCATACGACTTGAACTGGATTCGGGATGGAGTGCCACTTGTGTGCATTACCTCAACAGTATCCATGTAGGCGGCTGTACCACTTGCCTTCCACATTGTGCCGATTGACTTCTTAGGAAGCATGCCAGTACCGTATTGGTCTGCTGGTCCAAGTAGCTCCGTTTGGACAATGTCACGGACTGTTTTTGAAGTGTCTCCAGCGATCCAAACATCAACAGGACCGTCGAACACGCGGCCTGCCCACCAATCTGGGTATTCACCAGTTGTCCATACAGCTATTGCGTAAGCACCAACGCACGTCTTACCGGTTCGGTTGCCACCAAGCAACATCACTTCATTCGACTTCTTGGTTGCCTTGAAAAAGTCGATCTGCTTCTTGTACAACTCACGACGCAGTGGACCATCCGTTGGAAACATTGTGTCCATCTTGCGATCACGCATCAACAGACGTTTGGTCTCCAATAGAAGGTACAGCTCTGCCTTCTCATCAAGCGACAGCTCGTGGACTTGGCGTTGGCTCATAGGTTGACATTGCCCAGTAGCATCACCTTCAGACGTGGTAGTTGGTCACCGTACTGCTCATTGAACTTCAATGTCAAGTCGATCGCTGTCTGAACGTCTGTATCAATCCCCCAGCTCATCAAAGCTGTGTGGTCTGTGGGGTTGACGGATAGATCGGGTGCGTATGCTTGGAAGTAGTGTTCTCTTCCAAACTTCTCCAGCAGGTCAACTAACGTTGCAATGCTGTCACGGATTTCGTCTGCGTGTTGCTTCCTCAGCTGGCCTTCAGTAACACGCTTGTGGGGGTTGTTCTCAATCATACAGCTTCCCCAACAGGAAAAGGCGCTTCAGTTGTTCAACTGCTGCTTCAAGTTCGAACGTCAGCAGCAGCTTTGCGCTGCCCTTGGCTGCATTTTCTTGCTTGCTGATAGCGTCGTATGCTGCCATCAGCTCTTTTGCTTGAGCTGTCAATGTGCGTTGTTCGGTCATATGTGTCCTCTGTGTATAGGCGTATATTTACGCTAGACCCTGTTGCAGGTTAGAACTTCCACCAATGCTTCTTCACTCCAAAGTTGTACACCAGCAGTGCTGCTTGCATGACAACGTAGACAATTGTCACGATGTAAACCCAATCTTGTAGAGGTACACCCCAAATTGATAGTGCAGTTATTGCTACCGGTGGAGCTGACTTTACGGCGACTACTTGGATTGTGTGGTCAAGGTGTTGATTCATTATGGATACCTGTTAGTTGAAGAATGGCAGTAAAGAGTTGACTGTCCACGTTAAATATGCCTCACCACGCCGACCGACACCACCGGCCCGGTTTGTTGCATTGTTTTTACGGCCTCCGCCACCGCCACCACCAGGAATTCCGCCAACTCCGCCAACACTACCAGCACCAGCAACAGTACCGCCGGCGCCACCGGCACCTCCAATCCCGCCACCACCAGCACCTCCACCACCGGGGTTTGCATTCGTGCCCGCTGTTCCCACACCAACCGCATCACCACACCCACCACCACCCGCAGAATTCGTGCCAATGGCTGTTGCACCTGCGCCTCCATTATTGGATACGGTGCCTGTACCTGTACCAGCAGCGCCACCTGTTACAACACCGTCGGTCGTACCACCGTTGCCTCCACCCCCACCGGTTGTCGTTGGAGATCCGGCTGCGCTGAACGACGTCACACCACCAGCTCCACCAGCACCAGCTGCCGCTGCTCCTGCAGTACCACCGGCACCAACTGTTACAGTATACGTTGTCCCTGGAACAACCGTTACATATCCAGCAGCATATCCACCACCTCCACCACCTCCACCGTGCGCAGGAGTTCCTGTTCCAGCACCTCCACCACCTCCACCACCTGAGTAGAGTTCCACGTATACCCGGGTTACACCACTGGGACATACCCAACTGTTGGCACCTGTGGTTGTGAATGTTTGTGTTGTCATGTTAGATATTTCCTACTACACCAATAAGATCCCACTTCGAATCTGCGGCATTGTAAACAAACCCAATATACATCGTCTTACTTATCACAGTAGTTGTCGGTAGAGGAATGTCTGTTCCAGCACGGTAGATTGCATTCCACGTTAGGGCACGTGCGGTTCCGTTATCCTTGATGCGGATCATTAGCTTTTGACCGTCCGTTGGTGTACCACTTGGGGCAGCAAAGGCGTCAGCAGCAGCCAGGGCTGTTACGTTCCACTGATCGTATGCGTCGGAGTCCGGCGTTGACGTCGCACTGGATGCTTCTGTACCAATTCGCAGTGTGATTCTTTTGTTAGTTAGGGTTTGTGTGCCCGTTGGTGTGACCACCGCTGACCAAGTTGGTGGTGCAGCAGCTCCAGCAGATGTCAACGCATACCCAGACGTACCCGCAGCTCCATTGATTTGCAGGTCACCGGCTGCTGGAATGACCAGCTTAATTGATCCGTCTGTGCCTGCTCCTGTCTTTGCACCTGCGGTGATCGTGACAATACCACCGTTCTTGTTGCTACCTGATGCCGCTGACCCTGTAATTGAAACACTGCCACCGTGTGAGGAGGCTGGTGTGCCACCACTAATAATGACATCACCACCGTTACCAGCCGACACGCCTGCACCACCAGTAATGGTGACCGCCCCAGCAGCTCCGCTATTACCGTCACCCGCTCCTGCTGTAATAGTGACCGCCCCACCTGCACCACTTCCTGCTCCTGCTCCGCCTGTGATGATAGCAGCACCACCAGCGCTATTACTAGACGCACTACCACCAATCAAAGACGCAGTGGCACCAACACCACTGGAGCTGTTGCCACCTTGGACTGTTACGGCACGTGCTGTACTTGCATTGGCTCCCTGCAACGTTGTCACACCAGTGCTTGTCACCGTCAGAATGTCATTACCTTGTGCACGAATGCGGATTGGATTGGCTGTCGATGAAGCGATAGTACCTACATCAAGCAAGAACTGTGCGCCAGCACCATTTGTCGCTGCTGTATTTTCAGTGAATGTAAATGCAGACTTGGCTGCCGTCGTCAGCGCCCAATTCCACGTTTGTGCAAAGTCACCATTGTTGATTGAGTTTGAAGCAATTGCAGCTGTAATAGCACTTAGTGCACTGCTTCCTCCCGCTCCACCAGCTGCCCACTTAACACCAGACGTCTGTGTGCTGTCTGCTGTCAACACGTACGTATCGGTGCCAACAGGCAAACGAACTGAGTTCGTTCCGTCGTTAACAATGATATCACCTTTTGTTGTCAACGGATCCAATGCATTGAAAGCCGCTGTCTGTGAAGTTTGACCGGTACCGCCGTTTGCAATAGCCAACGTGCCTGCAAGTGTTACTGCACCTGTTGTTGGAGAGCTTGGGGTAAATCCCGTTGTGCCAGCGCTGAAGGACGTCACAGAGGCTGCCGGTGCTAGCCATTGTGGAGTCACACCCGCACCTTGAGACGTTAACACTTGACCCGATGTACCTTCTGTTGCATTGACGGTCCAGCCACCAGCAGCGCCAAAGATCAATCGGCTGCTACCACTTGTCGTGATTATAACAGTACCAGCAGTGCCACCCGTGCCACCTCCAATCGTAACATGACCGGCCGCGCCAGCTCCTGAAGCCAGTCCACCTGTGATCGACACTGCGCCACCGTTAGCGTTCGATCCAAAGGTAGTACCGCCATTGATCGCAACAGCACCACCAGTAGTACCACTGGAGCCACCGCCATATCCACCGTATATGGAAACAGTTCCACCCGTACTTGTGTTCCCTACAGGACTGCGGGCATTACCGCCCCGAATGTCGACAGCTCCTGTACTAATTGCAATACCGTCGACGGGACCCTGGTCACCACCATTGATAAAGACGGCACCACCGACGTGACCGACTGTTGAGGCCAGTCCACCCTTCAAATATACGTGTCCACCAACCCCTGATCCACCAGCGGCAGCTCCTTGAATCATAACACGCCCGTTGGTACCAGTTCCACTGTTTGTTCCAGCAAGAATCTCAACATTAGAGGCAGTGACTACGCCGGTATTGTGGTTACCACTTCCACCATATAGATAGACGGTACCACCTTTGCCTCCTGCTGCGACGGCAGCACTACCTGCTTGAAGGACAATGGCACCACCAGCGCCAGCTGCCAGCGTTGATCCAGCAGTCAAAAATACTGCTTGACCATCACCTGTTGTTGTGTCAGTATTTGCGCCACCAGCAATTCCAATTGCACGCACAGTAGAAGACGTGGAAAAGTCACTGCTTTGAATTGTTATGTTTGGCCCTGGACCAGCTGGGTTGCCAAGTGTCATTGTTTGCGTAGAAACGTCCCAACGAAATGCACCATCGGCAGCAAAAATACCCCCGCCGTTGTATTGAACGTATGTATTTGACCCCGCAGGACTACCACCACCACCGCCCCCGCCACTAGTTTGCCATTCAGCAAAGATACCGTTTGATGTCAACACCTTACCAGATTGACCGCTTTGAGATGGAGCGAGATTGGTGAACGCTGTTTGTGCATCCGTAGCTCCAGTACCGCCATTAGTAACGGCCAGAGTACCAGACAGCAGCAATGTGCCAGATGACGTGACAGGACCACCAGTGAACAATAGGCCTGTGCTACCACCATCAGCGTTGACAGACGTTACACTTCCTGCACCTGCCCCGCCGGATGCGGCTGCTGTAATGCGGCCCTTTGCATCAACCGTGATGTTTGCATTCGTAAACGAACCAACGTTACCGTTGACAGTAGCCAATGTTGTGCCGAATGTGCCTGTACCAGAACCGGTGATGTCACCAGTCAACGTGATTGTCTGGTCACCTGTGTTTGTACCGGAAAGGTTCGTACCGGTCACTGTACCAGTTGAAGCAACCCCTGTTGGGGTGATGTTACCCAGCGACAGGTTGATTGTGCCGGAAGACGTGATAGGAGAACCAGATACACCAATCCCGTTTGCACCAGAGACAGCGACAGATGTTACTGTTCCTGCTTGTGCCCACTTGACGCCATTGGTCTGTGTGCTATCTGCTTGCAGGGAGTATCCGTCTGCACCAACGCCAACCCGCACGTTGTTTGTGCCATTGTGCGTCAGCAAATCACCCTTGGTTGTTAGAGGGGACAGGTTGTTGAATGTTGTTAGAGGGGTATCAAACGTGATCTGTCCGGTCACGTGGATGTCCGTTACCGTCAGTAGTTTGGTCGATGGATCGTATGTGAAAAGCGAATCACCTGCCAAGCCACCGCTAACATTGAACTGAATCTGATTCTCACCCCCAGCAGCACTGCTTGGTGGCAGTGGGTACGCAGTTACGCTTATGATTCGACCCTTCTCATCATACGTGATTGAGGGAATCATTGTGTCGCTACCGACCGTGCCTGGTGTTGTTACCGTCGCCAACGTGGTCACGTTGCTTCCGTACGGCTTTGTCACGTCACCAGTCAGCGCTGGAGAGATTTCGATCCAAATACCGCCAATTACACCGTAAATCACGCCTGTATCGACGGAAATAAAGATGTTTCCTGGGTCAGGGTCAACACCGACTAAGTCGCCTGAATTGCCCTGATAAATCGTGATTTGGCCGTTGGAGTTGTTTAGGTCTCCACCGTTGTTGACGTATCCAGCAGAAGTTGGAGGCAAAGCATTAGCGAACTGCTGCAACCAGAATGCAGCAGGCTGTGTCAAACGTCCCGTCTTCAGATCGAACCATTGATAGTGAAGCGGAATCTGTGAGCGTGGATCTCCTGATGCCATTATTGCTTCTCAAGGGTTACGAACGCACCACGTGGAATGTAGTTCCCTGTGCCGCTGCCGGTCACAACAACTGGTCCCAGTTGCAGTGTGTAGTTTTGTTCACTGACAATCGCAAATGACGACACGGCCAGGTCTTGCCCGCCTACGATGCGGCCGTAACCAGCACCACCGGAGCGGAACATTGCAAACGATGAAGTGATGTTGCCGATCGTGACCAGTGTAGCGGTTTGCGTCACAGTGAAGTTACTGTTACCTGTACTCAGGTCATCACGGTCTTGTCCAATCGTCAGCAACGATAGTGTCCACGTACCTGCTGTTAGGTACACGGTGCGTGACGAAGAAGCACCAAGCGGTTGAGCCATGTGGTACACAGTTGGGTAAGCGTATGCAGTTGGCCGTGCAGCAATGATCATGAAGTATGTGCCGTCATACAGGACAGGACTGACCATAAAAGCACCAATCACTGGATTGACCCGGTTACCCAGGTAGTCGTACTGCTTCAGAGAAACAGCACCAATCCCGTTGATGTTCAACGTGCATGCACCAGACGCAGCACCGTTGAACTGAACGTTGAATGTTTGACCAACAGCATACGATACGATTGCAGCGTCTGCCGTACCGACATACGCAGGAGCACCAGTCAAAGGCAGCACAACGTATGTGCTACTGATCCGGCTGCCCAGTGATGTTGCGGCTGCGGCTGCGGATTGGATCTGGTTGCCAACTGTGCCAGCTGGATATGTCAGTGCAGATGTGTACTTGACAGCACCTGCATCAACTGTGATACCACCAACAACCAATGTGCTCCAGAACACAGCGCTGATGCTGCTATCAAGTGCGATCGTGTCGTTGATCAGCGTGACAGTCGTGTTGGGAACAGAGTACACGGACGCACTGACTGTGCCGTATCCGAATCCAGAACCAACTGTGAACCGGACACGGTTACCAACAGCGAACTCCGTTGTGAAGTCACCAGTGACAATGAAATTCGTTGCGTTGATGAACGTTGGGGCAACGGCGATTGCATTCCACACGTTGATGCCAGAACCAGCGACTGGCTGGGGTGGCACGCCGGTGACATCATCGTACGAACGGAGGACGGTTGTACCGTCCGACTGCGTTAGAACCAGATTGTATGATTGCGCATCATCCAACCAAATTGATGTGCCAGAGCGACCGCTGGAATCCAGCACAATTGGGTTTGCATTCGCAACAGCACCAGAGGCAGACGTGTACGTAGGAGCCTGCGTGCTGAAGCTGCCGGCTTGATAGGAGAAAATCTTCCCGCCATTCAGGGGAACGCCAAGATTGGAAAAGAACTGCGCCTCATTCAACGCAGGGGAGAGGGAAACAGCTGGCATTTTTGATCCTTGATGTTTGTAACGTATATTTACACGTGCTGGGCAGCGACGATGTATGTTCCTGAAGTAACAACTGGGCTGCCACCAGCGCTTGTTGAGATCTCCACCAGAACCGTTGCACCGACTGTGCTTACACCAGTTGTAGCTGATGTCCAAATCCAAGTTTGTGTTGAACTGAGAGCCAACCACGATCCAACCGTACCAGATCCTGGTGTAGAACCTGACACAATCGTCAACCGAACCCAGTACGAAGACCCAATGCTGGCTGTGTTTGGCTGGTACCACGACTGCGGCATTGTACCGTTCACTACAGAGCGGGTCACATATGTTCCAAAGTCATTGATAACACCGTCACCACGTACAGAGAACTGCAGTGATGCGGCAACCCCTGGCGTTGATGAAACGTACGTGATCGTTGGACCGCCCAGGTATGTGTACGGGGTGCTATCCAAGCGACCATACCGAATCCCTGGCGTTGACCATGTGATGTTGCTGCTTGACACAGCGACCTTGCCGCCAGCGCCACCAGTACCACCATTGTATGTCACTGATAGGTTCTGTGAGTTCTGGCCGTTGCCACCGTATGAACCAAGACCACCACCTCCTCCACCACCACCAGAGCCGCTGTTTGCAAACACCGCTGTGTTGTAGAATGCGTTTGGCGTACCGGTTACCGTGTATGCTGCACCCTGTTGACCAGCAGCACCCCCAGCACCGCCGGCGCGACCACCGGTTGTTGGAGGCGGTGCATTATTGACACCACTTCCACCGTTGCCGCCCGTAGATACAGCAAAACCACCGCCATTACCACCAGAGTTCAGTGTCCAACCACCTGAAGCAGCGTTGTTGATGTTACCACCGCTACCACCACCTCCACCACCACCTGCAACAACGCTGTTATTAACAATCGATACCGCATACTGTGCATTGACAGCAGGTCCTGCATTTTGGCCATTGTATCCAGCCAGGTTGTTGGTTGCAGTTTCCAAAGCACCAACACCAGCGTATCCGTAGATACCGCCGTTGTTAATCACAGTCAACGTCGACCCAGCGACCCAGCCAGTGCCGGTATCCAGGGCATACGTTACGTTGCTTGAGCCATACAAGTATCCACCGCTGTTGATTGTCAGCGTTACATCAGCAACCCCCGTTGGTGAGCCTGCCTGTACGAACAGATTGTAATCGGCTGTGGGAACGGAAGTTGACAGTGTAATGACAGATACAGCACTACTGGAGGCCATAAGCAGCGCTTGCTGCATTGCGCTCATGTCAAACCACCTCCGGAGATTACACACTCTGTTGTACTGTTAAACCACATTGTACACACGCCACGTTGGGCAAGTGTGCGGTTACCTGTTGTCGCTGTACCAGCCAGACGCATTGTCAGACCACCACCTTGGGTGATCGTCACGCTTGCCCCGGAATCATTGTACAGTGTCACTGCATCACCAGCTGCAAACACAGACGCTGGCACCGTGATACCAGCTGTCAATGCGATACACTTTGCACGGTCACCAATTGCGACTGTCGTCGTTGTTGTGCTACGTGGAATGTTGCGGAAACCAATTTCGATACCGCCAACCGTTGATGCAGCAGCGAATGCGCTTGCTGAACTGGTAGCTGTGATTGCTCCTGATACTGTCAGTGAGCCCAACGTACCCACAGACGTCAGCGAAGAAGCTGTTACAGAGGCGTTTAGGGTAGCTCCTGACAGCGTCCCAGCTGGTGCAATCACTGCATTACCGGATGCTGATGTGATCCGACCCTTACCGTCAACTACGAATGTTGGGATTGATGTGCTTGAGCCGTAGGTGTTTGCAGACACACCACTTGCTGCCAATGTTGTTGCAAATGACCCTGTACCAGAACCAGTGACATCACCAGTCAACGTGATCGTCTGGTCGCCGGTGTTCGTACCGCTCAAGTTTGAACCTGAAACTGCCCCTGAAGAAGTTACGCTTGTTGGGGTAATAGCACCCAAGCTGAGCGCAATTGTGCCGCTGGATGTAATAGGAGAACCAGACACACCAATTCCGTTCGCACCAGATACACCAACCGATGTTACTGTGCCAGAAGCAGTTGCCCACGATGCAAGGCTACCGTTTGTTGTCAAGAACTTGCCGTTGTTGCCGGCTTGTGTTGGTAGAAGAGCATTCAGGGCATCAGATGCCGTCACCTGACCAGTACCACCGCTGGCGATTGGCAGCGTTGTTGACAATCCAGCTGCAGTACCAGTTGTGTTCTGGTTGAACGTTGGGTAGTCACCAATCGAAGCTGCACTGATAGACGTACCATCACCCTTCAGGATCCCTGTCACTGTTGTTGACAGTGAGATTGCTGGTGTTGATGTTGGGTTGGTTACTGTTCCAGCGAATCCGTTGACCGATGTCACACTGACTGATGTCACTGTACCGGTGCCAGATGCGCTTTGCCACGTTGGTGGTGCTGCACTTCCGTTCGATGTCAGGATTTGACCAGCAGCTCCATAGGTTGCACCAGCCAGACCCCACGCACCGGTCGATGAAAATTGCAGTCGAAGCACACCGTTTGATGTGAATGCTGGTGTATTTGCACCAGGAAGGTACATTCCATTGACAGGAACCGTTGCACTGTTCGGAATAAACGCTGGAGATGTCAGCGAACCCGTCATCGTATCGCCGGCCTTCAGCACAAACGAACCAGAACCAGGTGTGATACCGGTCACATTGTCGATGTTTTCAATCACAGTTGTGCCGTCAGACTGCGTCAGCACAAGGTTGTACGCTGAGTTGACTACTAACCAGATTGGTACGTTAGCACGACCGCTGGAATCCAGCACAATCGGGTTCGCATTTGGTGTAGAACCAGAGCTGCTGTTGTACGTAGCCTGCAGTGAACTGAAGCTTCCTGCCTGATAAGCGAAAATCTTTCCGCCGCTTAGAGGTGCACCAGTGTTACTGAAGTACTGTAGTTCGTTAAATACGGGGGAAAGGGTTACCGATGGCATTGATTGGGCTCCAACTTAAATATCGTTGTATTTACAGCGAATGGGTGGGTGCCCTGTTGACACATCTTGGGTTTACCCTTACAGTTCACTCATCGAAACGCTAACAGGAGAACGAAATGTTCTGGATCTTTGTGCTCGTTGTGATCTTCATCTTTGGTCGGGCCGTACGCTTGACAAAAGACTGATCACTTTTCGTACTGATCTTCCCACGGCGGGGTCTCCGTAGCGACGGGCGTTGGACCTACCGTGTTCCTGGTTGCGGTACCACCAGCGGACCCGGCGCCACGTGCAACAGGTAACACCTTTCCCGCCCACTTACTTGAATTCAGTGCAGCCTTTTGTAGTAGCACGTCAGCAATCTCATTTGCACCTGCACGGAGGCCCAACGATGCACCAGCTGTTGCACCACCTGCCATTGCTTGTATAGGGCTCAGTTGCTCACCTGTCAGCAGGTTGACAAAGTAACCACCCGCAGCACCAACGGTACCACTGACGATACCATCTTTGATGTGGTTGACCATGTTTACTGACAGTTGGGATGCACCAGGCAGAGTAGACGACGCGTATTCTTTTACCGCTGGAGCGGCAAGCATTGCCTTACCGCTGTCGTTGAGACTGGTCTTGAATCCCTCTGCAGCTTTACCAGGCTTAAACACTGCGGTGTCAACAGCCTTCTCTGCAACCTTGTTAAGTCCAGCACTGACAGTCTTACCAGCTGTTCCTAATAGTCCCGTTAGTCCACCTTGCACTACGGCAGATTGGGCTGCATCTCCAACAGTAGTGTTTGGATCACCAGCGTACGCTGACACCCCACCTTGAACTGCTTGTTCTCCAGCCGCCATAGGAACACCACCCATCCAGGCGGCTGCCTTTGGTGCCAACTTTGCTGTCAGCTTAGGTAGGGCCATCACACCAGTACCGACAGAACCAGCAAGTTCACCAAGGGAAGACAATGTACTTCCCGGTCCGGATTCACGGGCAGCACGATTGCGGGCCATGATTTTTGCAAGTGACAGCGTTTCACCAGGTGTAAACCTATCGACAATTGACGCAGGGTCAACCAAATTCATTGTTGCGCCACGCACCACACCACCGGCGACTGGTCCCACCTGCGCACCAACATTAGCAGCACCTTGCTTAAATGCATTGGTGAAGTCAGCGGTGGTCACTACATCATCTGGGCCCTGTGCAACATAGGGCTTCCGCTGCAAGCTACCACGCCGCACCGTTGGTGCGGGAGGATCACTTGATACTGACTCATACACATCTTCCCAAGGCATTGTGGCCATTACTTAGCTCCCTGAGGCTTCCACGAACTGGAAACATTAGGATCACCACCAAGGTACACGTGTCCCTTGCGAATGTCTCCAACCTTCAGCTTTGGTTGAACAGCAATAGGTGCAGCAGGCTGTGCGGGATTTGCGGCAGCAGCCTCAGCAGCTGGTGCTGCTTGAGAGAATGTTGTGTTGGTAGCTGTTTGCTTCGACACGCGCGACTTGCTCAGCGACTGTGCTGATAGTTGCTTCATTGCTGCAGACATTTGGTTTGCACCAAGGTTCAAATTGAACGTTGGGTCAACACCAACAGCAGCTTGGACAGCGGCCTGTGCTGCACGGAAATCTGGGTCATTACCCAACTTGCTAGCATTTGCCTTCAACCACTCACCAAGATTCGTTGAACTGGTGATCTTACCGCTTGCGATCAGCTTATCAATTGCACCCGCTGCACTGATCAACGATGAGCTCTGTTGCAAGTGAGTTGCTGCGTCTTGGAGGCCCTGGGCCTTGACGCCTGCAGGTACAACGTTCGAAATGTATGATTCCTTGAACCCAGGGATATTGACAATCTCTGCTGCAGACGTGTCCTCTGAGACAGGAAACCCTAGTCGGGCTGCAAGTTCGCGGGCATGCTTACTACCTTGACTCTTTGGGTCACGACCCTCAGGGCCAGTCATGTTTGCAATTCCTGCCTGTGTTACCTGCTCTGTTGTAAGAGCAAGGTTACCCTGTTCAAGAGGAGTCATTGTTGCTGTGCGAACAGCTTTCAGGCGGTCTGGATCGACACCTGAGTAACCACCATCCTTATCTGTGGATAGGAAGCTCTTCAACAGCTGTTGTCCAGCCCCAGGCATCACACTGTCGGCCATCGCTGCACGTTGGTACAGCGTTGACACTGCCTTACCCTTGTCCTTGATCTCTGACAGCTCTGTCGCTGTGTGGCCAAGTAGGGAGTGGATGTAATCAAGCTTCTTGATCCCTTGGTCTTGTTGGTTCGTGGCGTTTTGAATCGCTGTACCCTTTGCTGTCAGGTCGGCCTGACGCGTCTCCGTAGCGTGTGTTGTAAAACCTGCACGTCCGGCTGCATCTAGTAGCCGGACGGTGTCAGGTGTACCGTCTTCGTTGGCGTATGCGCCAACGTTATCAGACAGCCACTTTTGGTAGGCCGCAGTCTTTGTCTTCAGAGCTGACTCAGCTGTAATCCCTGGAATACCAGCCTCTTGGGCACGCTGCGCCGTCTTGCTTGCACTGATCTGTTGACCAATTGCAGCAAGATTAGCCCAATCCTTGACGTTTGGTTGGGGGTATGTTGATTGAAGTGGAATTGATGCGTTGATCTCAGCCATTAGGACACTCCGGTTGTTACTGGGGCAGCTGTTACAGGTGGTGTCATCTTACCATTCAGATACTGCCATCCCATGTAGTTGTTGATACCACCACCGATTGCGCTGCCCCAAGCATTTGCGCTACCAACTTGACCAGCTGCTTGTGCGTTGGCGCCACCAATCAGTGCGCTATTAGATGCACCGATGCCGGCCATTGTATTTTGACCAATGTTTGCAGCGGTTTGTTGACCAGCTGCTCCCAATGTACCGGCAGTTGTTTGACCAACCCCTGCAAGACCTGCAAGACGGTTGTACAGTGTGCTTTGGTTGTTCATAAACCGGTCATACGCTGCACCGTACTCTTGTGAGCCAGCTTGCTGTCCGTAATCAGTGATATCACGTAGGTTCTGACCGCTACCAGTCATACCACGTGCTGCTGCACTTGCTTCCAGTTGACGACGACCTTGTTCAGTGCGCCATTGGTATGAAGGGTCAGTGTAGATGTCGCTTGGGCGGAATGTCTCTGTGAATCGACCACCATTACCAGCATACTGACGACCTGCTGCAGCCATCGCTTCAGGGGAAGCACCGTAGTTCTGAACCTGACCTGCACCAGCGGGGATCAAACCTGACCCTGCTGGTTGTGGTTGACCTGCACCTGCAGCTCCACCAACCAAGTTAGCAACGGTTCCAATCAGACCACTACGCGGAGGTGGGGTTTGACCACGCCACATACCGGCTGCTCCGCCTCCACCTCCGCCCATTGCGAATGCTCGACCGCTGTCAGGAGACTCACTCCCCATCCAGGCACCACCACCAGTTTGACCCAGATTGCTGCCACTTGGAGCGGACAGTGCTTGGGACCGTGGAGGTGTTTGTGGAATCTGCATACGGCCATCAGGCTGACCACCAGCACCGTATACTTGACCTAACCCCAATCCACCTGTTAGAGCGGACAGTGCCAATCCACCTGACTGCAGCCACGGAGACTGGTTGGCCAGGTTTTGTTGGTACATTTGCTGTTGCAGGGCGTTTGTTTCACGCGTTGCCTGCAACGATGCTTGAGATGCGCCCGTGGCAGCATTTGCTTGTGTTTCCGCAGCGTTTTCCGCAGCGTTGGACGACAACACACCGCCGATGACGGCTCCACCTACGATTGCAGTTGCGATTGCTGACATGCGATTTCCCTTACTAGTTTAACTGATTGGCGGTAGTCCACCGTGATCTCTTGTCCTTGTTGCCCACCCAAAGCACCAACGATGTTTTCAATGGCAACTAACAAAATCTGATCGCCAACGGCAACCATCTGTGCATTGGGATATTTACTGTGATTGACGTAACGGCCCAGTGGTGTGCGCTTACCATCGACTCTTGCCATCCCGATAGGTTCTCCGTTGGCGATGTTACTTGTGGCGAACATACCAACCCCAGCGATTGGACTGATAGCTTTACAGAAGCTATACATTCCTACTGGCATCTCTGTTTGGTCAGTTTCGTCAACGACTTGTTCAATCGCTTGCGTCTCCGTCACACCAAACTGTTCCAGCAGTAGCTGGTAGTCTTGGCGATCAACTTCTGCTGCAAGCGACTGCTGTGCGAACATATGGGCCTGCACGTCAAGGTTGTCAGCACTCTTTTCCAAGAACGCTGCTTCTGCAAGGTCAACATCCTTGATGTCAGTGACATAGATGTTCCACCAGACAGTGTCCTCAAGTACGTAACCAACCTTGCGGCCAGGTGGTGCAACGAATATCATTGGTGCAGACAGCACAACCACTTGACCGTCATCGTTGACCATTTGGACCTTACCTTCAATCAGGTAGTTCAGGTGGTCATACTTTTGGTAGTGTCCCATTGCTAGCGTTCCAGCCTTCATTCGTAACTCACGGACGTAGCATCCCTTGTCAAACATATGACGGGTCTGACAATCAGCTTGTGGCATTGCAAGCATCTTCTGTTCAACTTCGGCAATCGGTATTGCAACAGAACTATCAGAACGGATAGTGATCTCACTCATGCTTGACCCTGTTCCCAATCAATGTAGGCGCTCAACATGGTTGCCCGTACAGGTTCTGTTAGGGTAACCCTAAACACAAGGTCACGACCAGAACCAAGACGGCGCCAACGGGCACGGTATCGGTACTGACCAACCTTACCTAAAGATGCATACTGCACATAGGTGAACGTCTCACCGCCGTCACGACTGATCTCCAGCACTGCACGGGGATCAACTGAACTTGCAGGGTTGACCCCATCGTTTTGAAGGCCAACTCCCATCTGCCAGTCGACTTCAAGTAACCAGTAGTAGTTTAGGTTCAAGCTTGCGCTCAAATGTGGTGCTTGACGGATACGTGGAATGCTGTGGGTGTCGTCGTAGTTGTAGTCCAGATTGAACCTGTACACGTTGCCATTGCGGTAATCACCTACTAAGTGTGTACCAGCCAGCACGCAGTGGTTCTCACCAAGATGGCGCCCTGTTACACCGTTGACCTTGCTCTGACGTTCCGCCCACTGTCCGCTGGACATGTCATACACCCAAGTCGTAGGAGAACCTGGGATGTTCAGCACATAGAACAGGTGGCCCTCTTGTTGGTATGCGTACGCAGTTGCACCGGAGATGTCACCCAATTGTTGGATGGCGTACTCTACAGCGTGTGTACTGATACGGGTTGGCAGTGCGTTCTCAAGAGCGTACACGATTCCACCACCCTGTGCATTGCTGCCCAACCAGAAGAATGTCTCACCAATCACAGCGATACTTGCAGCCGCTGCACAGCCAATCTGACTGAACCGACCGTCTTGGCGCTGGAATGGGGTTGTTGCACTTTGCCCGAGGTTATACCAGATCTCCAACGACTTTGACCCCAGTAGGTACAGCTCACGGTTGTTGCTGATTGCTGCTACCAACACGTCAGGTGAACCCTGTGCATTGGTCTCATTCAGCGGTGGGAAGTTAATACTGTTGATGTCACTGGTGAAGAATGCTTGTGTCCCGTAGTCAACCCCAATGAAGTATCCGTCTTGGAACGTGATCGTCTTGGTCGAAAAGAAGTTAGGGTCTACAATCTGTGTAACGGTAGTTGTGCCGATCGTGATGTAGTACCCATCTGTACCATCAACAATAATCACTTGCAAGCCGTTGTCGGTGATTGCTACAGGACCAGATGAACTGTTCAGATTGCCTGACAGTAGGACAGGCGTAGACAGTGAAGCACTGATTGAAAACACCTGGTTACCAGATACAATGTATGAAATCTCATCATTGCTTTGTGTGTACAGCCCACGGATTGGGCCAGCACCAACGGTGTGCAATAGTTCCAACCCAGGCGTACCAATCGCAACAGCCTTCTGCCCACCCTTTGCGTAACCAACTTGGTCAAGCTCAAGGTAGTAGTTAACCAGACGTTGTGCCTGGAATCGTTCACTGCGACCAGTGTAAGAGGGTCCAATGAACCCTTCAAAGACTTGTTTGTTCTCAGCCATTACCAGTTCCCAAATGTGCGGAAGTTGCCTGTGATGTAATTGAAGAAGCGGTTGCGTCCACCACGAATCATTCCACCGTCTCCGTGGGCGTAACGTGGCGTACTGTTCAGGCGCTCTAGTTCCTGCTTTGATGCAAGGGCAACTGCACCGACTTGTTCTGGTACAGTTTTACCAAACTCTGCTGCAAGTTCAAGGGCAAGGTTGAAACGGAAGCAACGCTCATACCCAGGTGGATAACTAACTTCAACATCAAGGTTGTCCAGATCCAACAGCGGAGACCACAAGTACGCAATCACAAAACCACTTGCTGGGATTGGGAACAACGTAATTGTCCGTAAAGGGTAATCACCAGCATCATAGTATGCAAATGGGAATGTACTTGTGACATTCTTGACCGCAATACTTGCATACTGTTCATCAGTCAATGATTGCATTGGGATGTCAAGCTGTTGTGCTGACCCTGGGTTCTGACGGGCCTGCATGCTTGCAATCTCCATTGGGCGCTCTGTGTTCCAGTTGCCACCTACCCCAAGTGTGTACGTTGCTTGGTTTGATACTGTTGCGAATTGGTACGGCGTTACTGTGTAAACCATCAACCGGTTGTTTGACCAGCTGTCGATCATTCCGGCAAGCGCTTGCTTTGCGATGTCCATATCATCAGCAGATGGTGTTTCACCAGCAGCGTAGATGTTCAAAAGGCGCATAGCACCTGTAATCAGTTGACGGGTTGTGCTCATTCATTCTCTCCACTTGGCGTATCCGTATTTAACGAAACTTGCGGTGCTTCCAATAGCTTGCTAATCTTTTGATCCAGTTCTGCCGCTGTCAACTCAGCATCTTGTGCCTTTGCTGGGTCATCCTTGAAGTCACGTTGACCAAGCATTTGCTTACCCAACCAAATCAACATTGCGTTACTTCCGGAGTGTGCTGCTTTCCACTGTTCCCGACGAAGTGAGCTGCGTGCCTTGGCAAACCCAAGGTCATACACTTCTTTGTACTTGCCACGCAGCGTTGACACACTGCAACCACATAGCATAGCGATTTCATCCAATGTGCACGCAATTGAAGCGAGCTCAAGGATTTTGTCTTGATCAACGTCAATCGGTGGACGGCCACGTGGACGCTTTTGTTGTTCCGGTAGGTTCATAGATGTATTTAGCATTGGCTGGCTTTTTAGGGGGGGTGAAAAATCAACCAGCAGAACGCATAACGTGGGTCAGGACCCTAACAAAGTTGCACAGCTCACACCCACAGCCCCATCCACTGTCTGCAGCTGTCTGACGGAGCTTATCGTGCTTGTACTGTGCATACGTCAGTTGTGGTGGGGGAAGACGACCCTCCCATTCGTCAAGTGTCTTACGTTCAGGTGATTGCAACTTCAATGCTTCAAGCTGTTGTTCCGCTTGGCGGATTGGATCTTCAGGGAGTTCGTAGTGATCGTCGTTTGTCATTGTTGGTTCCAAGGGGTAACAAGTTACTTGCACCATTGTGCATACGCCTGTTTTGCTGCGTCAAGTTGGGTTTGGACGTCCGTTGCGGTCTTCTTGAGAGCAGCGTGTTGCTTGGTCAGATTTGCAAGCAGTTTGTCCAGCTGACCGATTGCGTTGTCAAGAGCTGCCTTTGGGGTTGATCCGTCAGCCGCAATCTTGTCGAATTGCTCTTGTGCCACAGTTTGAGCAGATACGCCGCACCGCGCTTGGAATTGCGTCAGTAGTGTGTTGTACTGGACCGGGGATGTGATTAGTCGGTAGATAGTGAGGTCAATCTGGTCTTTTTCGAGTTGCGTCATAGTTAATCCTTGTTGCGACGGCAGGCGCTAGTTAGGTGCTTGACTGAGTTGTTGAACGTAGCTGGTTCAACAAGTGCTTGCCCCAAATCAAACGTGCTGATCAGTGAAGGGTCTACACCGCTGAACTGAAATGTTCCACGGTTGCCTTGCATTGTTACCTTTACTAACGGGCACCGAACGGTGAACAGGTATGCGGCAAGGACGATGTCGGTTGTGTCGAAAAAAGTGTTCATATTGGGGCTTTCTATTGAATGCTGAATGTGCTGTCTATTTACGATGACAACAGGGTGTTGAACGCTTAAGGAACGATCGCATAAGTATGTACACAAACCATATGACAGGAGATATACTGATGAAACCCCTTGAAGACTCAATCAACTTTACAATCCCCGATGACATCAACGACTGCTGGTTGGCGGAAGGTGGTAAGGCGCCCCGTGGATACCTTCCAATCTGCCGCTCTGTCAACGGAGCGGCAACAACATTCTACGCACATAGAGTTGTGTTTGAGATTGCACATGGTCCAATCCCAGCTGGAATGCATGTCATGCATACGTGCGACCAACCAAGCTGTGTTAATCCGGATCACCTGACAGTAGGTACGATACGGCAAAACTCTCACGATTGTGCCCGCAAAGGACGCAATACACACAAGCTGTCAAGAGAACAAGCGACAGAGATAATCACATCTCCAACGCTATCTACAGAGCGAATCAAAGAGATCGCAAGGGAGGCAGGCTGCACGGCACACAATGTTCGAAGTGTTCGATACCACCCATGGACTTGGGCTTGGTTGCGCAAGGAGCTTGGTGTAGATTACGAATGGATCAAAAAGCAGAAGACGTATCAGCCCAAAGGTGTGTGGGATGTTGATGTTATGTCGTACCGTCAAAAGCTCAGGTCCGGATTGAAGTCGCAAATCACCGAACAAGAGCGCAAGGCATGGGCAAAGTACTACGCTAAGCAGCGTAAGTTTGAAGAACAAAGGTATAACAACGATCCGGAGTACAGACAAATGAAACGGGATGCTGCTACTGCCTATAGAGAGCGGATCAGGCAAGAAAACCCTGAGATGTATCAGCGCACACTAGAGAGGCAGCGACTGTGGCAAGAGAAGCGGGCAGTGTCGATGACACCGGAGGGCAAGAAGCTGCGTGCTGACAAGATGAGGGCATGGCGTCAGAACAAGGCCAAGGATCCCGCATTCAAAAAGAAGGTTGCGCAATATGCAGCAAAAGACCGTGAGAACAACCTTGAACAAGTTCGGAAACGTGAGCGTAGGGCATACGAAAAGCGGCGAAATGATCCGGCCAAGGTTGAACGGCAGCGTGAGCTGAGCGCTCAGTGGCGGGCCAGACAAAAACAAATCAAACAAGCACAACAGGAGAACAAAGATGAATCCAAATGACCAAATTGAGTTGGTGTTTCTGACACCACACATCGAAATCAAGAAGTCCCGCAAACAGCTGAAGGTTCGTTACCGACGGTTGACTGGGTCTGTTGGAACGCACATTATCTCTCCAGACAAGTTGGTTGTTAGGAACTGCTACGACCAACTTGAAGACGGGAAATGTTACGTTGTTGTGTGCAAGGTAATTAATCCGGATGCACCAGAAGGTGAACGCCATTGGGTATGGGAGAGTGCAATTGCACTTGACGACGAAACGATTGCGATTCAACTGAAGAACCGGATCCGTAAGTTGGATCCAGATGGTCGTGTTCCTGGTTATGTGACGTCACAACGATTGTTCAATCTTGCAGTTGCTGATATACAGCAACTACACAAGGTCAAACAGGCTCTACAAAGTGCCAAACAGCTTTTGGATCAGTTGCTGAAAGGTTGATTAGGCAACGTACTTTGTAGCGTTCTTGAGCTCAAGAACGATCTGATCGAACGCTAGCGTCAGCTTTGACCTCAGTTGTGCTTTGGTGACAAGAGCAGTTGGGTTACCAATCTGCTCTACCAATGCTTCAATCACATCGTCGATTGCGATTTTCGATCCAATCTCAGCCGTTGTGCAATACGTTTCAATCTGTGGAGCGTTCCACTGACGGGAAGTTACAAGCATTGTCTTCATATTAGAATCCGTCCACTTCTGACCAGATAACTGATACGGAAAGCTGCCACGTCATACCTGCTGGTCCAATTACACCAGAACGAATGACGAATCCTTCTTGGTTGGCAAGGATCAGCGGGTAAGCCAATCCACCACTAAATTCACCCAGCAAGTTTGTTGAGCTAACCAATTTCAACGGGAGAGACGTTGTGATAGCACCGGTACCAACACCGTACGTTACAGAACCGAGGTCTTGTGCATCCAGAGTCTTTGTACCTGCTGTCAGTGCACCTGTTGTTGCCATACCAATGTCGTTGACTTCTGATGTTGTAAACGACGTGCGCAGCTTCTGGTTGTTACCAGTCATTGTTGCACGGGTACCACCGGAACCTGCAGCCGTCCAACCACGCGCTACCGTCAGACGAAGTGCCTGAAGGGCAGCAGCAGATGCTGCTACGTTGGCGCCAGCGGATACAGACACACCGTGAACAATACAAACCCGACTGGCTCCTGTTACATAGCGGAACTGGAACAGTTCACTGTTCGCTGCCAAAGCAGCAGCGATTGTACCGGATTGCATCGAAAGGCGGTAAGCACCACCTGCACCAACTGTTAGGGGACCGGAAGCAACGTGCGCTGGGGTCCACACCATACCTGATGCCATTCCAATACGTTGGATTTGTGAAGCTGTGGTCGGGTCGTTGATAACTGCCATTTGTGTTTCTCCTGAATAGATGTATTTACGATAATCGATTAAGCACTTACAAGGTAAGCAAATGCGTAGGTGCCGACGACAACGCCGGTTGCATTCCAAATACAGCGGATTGTTGTACTATTGAGCACGTATCCACGGACAATGATACTATCAAACTCACATTCATCTCTTGCGTTACCTTTTGATGCAATCGGTTGCATTGTTTGGATAATGTCAACGTTCTTGTCTGCTGTCAGTCCTGACAGCCCCGTGATGTCAAACGTTCCCGACCGATCAGCTGCACCCAGGTCTTGGGTAAAGTTTGTAAACGTTGATCCTGATCCACCAGATACCGTTGTCCATTGAGGTGTTGCACTGGGACCCTGTGACGTCAGTACTTGACCTGATGTACCTTCCGAACTGTTTACAGTCCATCCACCTGCTGCACCAATGACCAGCCGGTTGACGTTTGCAGTCTTGATTATTACCGTTCCTGCTGTACCGGAAGTTACCGTTCCACCTGCGATCGTTACACTGCCGCCATTACCAGATGTGCCACCGCCAGGCCCTGCTGTTAGATTCACTGCACCACCAGCTCCGGTTGCTCCACCTTGTCCAGCAATTAGATCCAACCCACCACCAGTACCACCAAGGTCGCCAGGGCTGGAGTTGAGAGAGATTGCGCCACCAGCTCCACCTGTAGATGTGCCAGCAAATCCGCCTTGCAAGATCAATGAAAAACCAGTACCTGCCGCATTACTTGCAGGGCGAAGAGCCAACGCACCACCGATTGATGTGATACCCAGCGTTGTGTTAGTTGGTGCAAATTGTCCGGTCTGAACCTGTGTTGGTAGGCTGATCGTTGGATTGCCCGCAACACCGCCGCCATCCGTCAGTGTGATTTGGTTTGCTGTACCCGTGATTGTGCGAGTTGTCCACGCATCTGTACCTGTGCGTACGGCAATACCAGTTGTCACCAGTCCCTCTACTGCGGCCAAATCATTGGCAAGGGCAAATGTGGAATTGGGGGTTGGAGTTTGTGCAACCCCCGTGTTGGTGATCGTCAATCCTGCTGCTGGTTGTGTTAGCGTAACAGACGTTACCGTGCCGGAACCACCACTTGGAACGTTGACAGTTGCTACACCAGCAGAAACGGACGCAGTGACACCCGTTCCTGTAAAGTTGAACGTATGTACACGACCCTGCGGCGTACCTTCATCTTGTACAGCAGGCTGAAGCGGATTGTTTACGCTCATGCAAACTCCTGAATGCTAATCGTGCTTGCTGCGGCGCCGGCGATAGCATTGACCGCACTGGTGCAGAAGCTGAACTCATCCATCGACCAGGTGCCGTATGGCGACAGTGAAATGCCGCTGTTTAACACAGCAGTTGCACCTAGTCCCAGCGACACGATGTTGTTCGATAGGTTGGTAATGATTAGCCCCTTGCGACTTGAGTTGGCAGCAACGGCGGATGCGCTGGCCACGCCAACGGAAGCAGTTGCAGGTGCAGACGGCGTTAGAGCTGTCTTGGTTGAGACGATACCGTCTGTTCCAATCGATACCTTGTTTGTTGTACCTGGCGTTGTTTGGTCAATACCGACCTTGCCGATAATTGCGGATCCGGCCACCAACGCTGGAAGCGTTGTGATTGACCCGATGTTCCACGTGCCTGATTGGGTTGCAGCGACTGTACCTGTAATTGTTGTGCTGGTCAACGAAACTGGTACTGCAGATGCCCGTAGTTGCGTATCTGTCAACGGACCTGTAACCGCAACGGAGCCAGTAATAGTGGTACTTGACAACGACACAGGAACAGCAGATGCCCGTAGCTGTGTGTCGGTAAGTGGACCGGTAACAGCCAATGAACCGTTCGATACGTTGACGTTAAATGTGTCGACACCAGTTGCAACGATTTGTGCACCACGAGCAGTTGACTGTGCGTCAACTGCTTGGCCGTTCGTTACGGTTGGCTGAGTTGTGTTGAACACACCACCGATTTTGACTGGGTTGCCGGCGTTTGCTGCACCTGATGCGGCTTGGCCGATCACAATCACGTTACCGATGGTGTTTGCACCAGCTGGTAGTGAAGGTAAGGTAGTAATAGAACCAATGTTCCACGTACCTGATTGCGTTGCAGCAACCGTGCCTGTGATTGTTGTGCTGGTCAACGAAACCGGTACGGCAGATGCCCGCAACTGCGTATCTGTCAACGGACCTGTAACCGCAACTGAACCGGTGATTGTTGTAGACGTTAATGATACAGGAACCGTACTTTGGTTCGAAGCAATGACGACTGGCAACGATGCGGCCATCAATGCTTGGCCTTGTGCAGGAACCTTTGTGTTCAATGCTGCCAGTGTTGTTTCAGAAGCAGCGCCGGTCGGTAGAGGTAACGACGCAGCACTGATTGCAACGGTGTTGGAAACGGTCGTTGATCCCAATGAAACCGGTACGGCAGATGCCCGTAGTTGCGTATCTGTCAACGGACCTGTAACCGCAACGGAGCCGGTGATTGTCGTGCTAGCTAGAGAAACAGGAACCGTGCCGTTGATGTTGACAGCACCAATTGTTGCGGCACCCGCTGGTAGTGCGGCATTGATTGCAACTGTTCCGTCCGAACCAATCGATACCTTGTTTGTTGTTCCCGGTGTCGTTTGATCGATGCCAACCTTACCAACAATTGCAGACCCTGCAACCAATGCTGGTAGGGTAGTGATAGAACCAATGTTCCACGTACCGGACTGCGTTGCAGCCAACGTGGTGTTTGTTACCCTGACGTGTAGAGATTGAAGGTCAGCACTTGTGTTCTCTGACGTTGGATTACCAGCTGTTGTTGCTCCCTTTGCAGCAGTTGCCAAATTACCACCAGCACCACCAGATGCGTTGTAGAACGCTGCACCATCAGATAAGCGAACGGACAGAGGGGCGGCAGCAGTTGTGTGAGTGTCCGATGTCGTTGCTGTGCCTGTAATACCAACGTTACCAATCAAAGCAGAACCAGCTGGAAGCGATGTACCGATACCAACAACACCGTCACTACCGATTGACACCTTGTTTGTCGTGCCAGGGGTTGTCTGGTCAATACCGACCTTGCCGATGATTGCAGATCCGGCAGCCAGCGATGGCAGCGTGGTGATGGAACCGATGTTCCATGTACCGGACTGCGTTGCTGCAACAGTGCCAGTAATAGTGGTACTTGTCAATGAAACCGGTACGGCAGAAGCACGCAGTTGGGTGTCTGTCAATGGACCTGTGACAGGAGTCGTAGGCATTGATGCAATACTGACTGGTTGTGTCGTCTGCCAGAATGTGCCAGTGACAGGAACTCCGGTTTGGTTTGATGCGATAACAACAGGCAACGATGCAGCCATTGCTGCTTGTCCCTGTGCTGGGATCTTTCCATTGATCAATGACAACGTTGATTCAGAAGCAGCACCAGTAGGCAGAGGCAACGACGCAGCACTGATTGCAACAGTACCGGTGACAGTTGTTGATGTCAGCGAAACCGGAACTGGTGATGCACGCAGTTGAGCATCAGTCAATCCAGTTGTGTTGACGGTCCACGTTCCAAGCTGGGTGACTGCAAGTGAAGTGTTCGTTACGTTGACGTTTGCTGATGGACCAGACCCGCCGCTGGCGGTTGATGGAACCCACGACATTGTGCCGGTGTCGTAAACATACCCTGCTGATGCCATCTGACCGGAAGAGGTCAGCATTGGTGTTGATGATAGATTGATCATTGATTACCTATAGAACGCAATTTGAACTACGGTCGTTCCCTGTGCAATAATGGAGAACGTTGGTTGGTCAGGTGGAAGCCGGCGAACTGACGGATTCATCACACTAGCGGTGCCATCTGTCACTTGAACGGTCGGAAGCACTGCCGTTCCACCAAGCGAAAAATCAACCCAGAAGTTCCCAGTACCCGTGAACACAGCAAATTTGGCTAGTGCAGGAACCGTCACCGTGACAGCGGCACCATCAGGTATGTAGGTGTTGACGTAGTCAGACACTTCATATATCGTAACCACACCAGACTCGTGGACATAGGGCGAAAGTGATTTCATTGGACGCTCTCATTTGACACAGTAATGTATTTACACCTTTGAGGTAGAATAGAATGCTGTTGACATCTTTGACGCAATCCTGTATAAGTACAAGAGGTCGACAGTGATGTTGACCAAGTACCCTGTTTTGAACCGAAATCGTTTTTCGTTTTATAGGGTAACACCACTCTGGCAGGTGGTCAAACAGCGATACTCATAGCACCAACTCTAGTCTCACGACTACACACCCTTTGATGTGGGCATCGCTGCCCTGCCAGACATCAAAGGGTTTTGTGTTTGGAGATATCATATGAGAAAGAAAGCAGCGGTGGAGGTGTGAGTTACGACAAGCCGTACCGCGTCGTCAACAAGTACACGTGTGCGATCTACATCTTACGTAATCACATGACAGGCAGCACTGCGATGTCGTTTGCTGATTCAGTAGGAAACAACCACCTAATCACAGTCCAAACGGAAGAGACGTACATGGAGCTGGGATTGCGTCTTGTCACGAAGATAGTGGCGGGAAGGGTGCGGCATTTGAAGGATTATCCTCTGCCTTTTGATTTTGACTTCTGTACCAACCAGTCCAACCTTGCTAAAGCTGTCACAAGAGCGTTCATTCTTGGTCGTCAATGGCAACAAGACGGAACAGATCCAGTCCGTGAATTGAAGCGACGCCAGTTCAATGTGGAGCTATGGCTTCCACTAGTCACTGCCGTTCGTGATATGTACGCCTTGGCCAAGGGCGTCAGGCAGACAGGTCACATTGGAAGCAATTCACTGCACAAACGGGAATACATGCAAGCACGTGACTTGGTTCACAAATCAGGGTTCAAGCTGCCTAAACGCATTCGGGGACCGCAAGGCTCTAAATGAACGGTATTCTGTATTGGAGTAGGTACTACTCATTTAGAGCCTTGCAAACAAGGCTTCGGTGTCTCCACCTGGAAAAGGAAGACAAATCCACCGTAGATGGCAAACAGAAAACCCACCAGGGTTAGTGGTGGGTTCTGTTGAAACGGCTAGAGAGCATCCTGTTCGTACCGTAAGTGCTTATGTCAACTACCAAACAACACCTGCCTGTTTAGCCGCATTGCGCAACTGACCAAACTCAAGTGCCTTTGATTGCTTGACAACCGCAAGGTGGTTTGCATCTGCATTGATCCAAAACGGACCATCGTACACCTGAATACGGGCAACCTTGCTGTGCTTAATCACACGCCATGTCTTGCCACCGGTGTGCTTCTGGAACGTAATCGTGTATGGGCGCTTTTTCATCATTGTGTCCTACAAGTAACGCTGCTATTCGGATCACCGTACACGTTTTGTGTGCAGCGGGTTACGGTTGGTCGTGGAGGAGGAGGCGGTATGTAAAGCTGCATCGGTGGAGGAGGCGGTAATGGTTTCCAAGTACTCATACCAGCAGCAAACGCGGCTGCGGCATTCGCCCTCTTCTGTTCCAAATCACGCAAGCACTGGCGGTCTCCGTCAGGGCAGCTGATGGAAGCACATCCAGATACGACGATTGCCAGTGCGCAAATAAGTACTTTCATATTTGTTCCCCTAAAGAAAACGATTTGTGATTGGGTGACAATAAGGTAACCACGTTGACCAGATCAACAGGGCAACGTATACTTACGTCATGATTGAACTATCACAACTTGACAAAGCAACGCTTGCACAAGCAATTCAGCACTACCAACTCGCATTGACACCACCGGTAGACGTTGTTGAGCTGATCAATGACCCACAGTACTTGGTGCAGTACATGCACAATGCAGCTGAACTGCACCGGTGTTGCGTATTGGCAAGCAAGCTAGTATAAGTACACGTGCACAGATGGTCGGGGAACCGTGAGGCCCGTCCGTAGTAATGCGTAGGGCATCTGTGCACCTTACAATCGTTGACGCTTGATCTTCACACAGTGACCTGACTAGCGTTCAACGCACCATGGAGCCACCTTGATGTGGCTCTACGTGTTTTTGGGGATCATAAGTATCCAAGGAGGCATTATGGCAAGCTCTTGGAAGTACATTCAACAACGACTGAAAGTCGACCCCGACTTCGCTGAGAAGTACAAGGAAAAGCGCCGTGCCGACCAACGGCTTTCGTACGCCCGCAAGAAGGTACAAACCGTAAGTGAGGTGATGCGTCCTTATCACGAATGGAACAAGCCGGCGGTAGTTCCACCGCCGATCATTCACCGACCAGCTCCACCTGCTCCGCCTCCGATTGTACGGAAGCAAACAGTCAGTTGGGCTGGTAAGTCAGCAGATGAGCTGGTCCAGGCAGGTCTAATCAGGCGCCTATAATGCAAAAACCCGGCACCAGGCCGGGTTTTTCGATTGCTTTCGCCAGATATGCTTACGCAGTGATCAGACCGAGTGCAACCAGAGCAGCGTGAATGGCAGCTGCTGAAACGACAACGCCAGTTTGTTGGGCGACGCCTGTAACACCATAGAACCCTAGAGTCTGTGATGTTGATGCGCCTACCTTGACGCCGCCGGTGGCTCCACCGGTTGCTACTGGGTTGCTTGTGCCTTCTACGTTTGGTGCGGACATGTATGTCTCCTTTTCAAGTGGTCAAGTTGGGTTGTTAGAGAGGGGCCGAAGCCCCTATCATCAAGTCGTGCAAACACGCACTGCCAGCTGTGAGTACAGCGTTGCCCAGGCGGTCATTACGTCGAAACGCAAGATTTCCTGGTTTGTGCGGATGTCAGGCATTTGTTGAACCCGGATTGGGATGTTCGTCTGGTCATCTGTTGTCGTCTTGCCCAGGCCGACGCTGTAAGGCATCAGTTCTTGGCAGGCCAGCATGATAGCATCCTTGTCGAATGCCAGAGCATTTTGGGTAGAAACACCAGTTGCACCAAGGTTGGTAACCACGTCCGTTGCCGTTGGGGCACGTGATACGTTCTGGAAACCACCGCTTGTCACGATTGCTGGAGCGACCGTCAGTGTCAGCGAACCGCCACCGTTGTCAGTTACAGCTTGAACAGAGAACTGTTGCTTCGTGCTGAGAGCTTGCTTGGTTTGTGGGTTGACCATGTAGACCGAAGTAGCACCAGTACCGATCGTGAACACTTGACCGACTGCAGGCGCACCTGTCCAACCTTGTGTTGTGATCTGCGATGTCGTTGCCCACGTGCTGTTCGCAGGAACAGTCGTTTGAACAGTGATTGAACCGGAGAACGTGCCGTTCGTTGTCGAACGGACCAGTTGGTTCATGAACACCGTGAACGATGCGTATGTACCTTGGTAGCCGTCTGTGTACATCTTGGCAATTTCTGCCGATGGGTTGAACAGAGCAGCGCTGTTGTCGACCAGAACGCCGTTGAAGTCAGGGTCATTCAACAGAGTCTTGCGACCTGCTTCACGTGGAGCGTCGTTCTTGTTCAGCATTGCAAGAGCAGACGAAACTGCGCTACGTGCTGTACCAGTTGGACCACCCGTCAGTGCGACGCCTGGAGTACCGATTGTGTTGTAGAATTGCGTGATCAGAGCCTGACCTTGCGATTCGATTTCGGAAGCGATACGTGCAACGGAAGGCTTGACAACCTTGCCGAAGTAGTCTTCCACAGAGAACGTCAGTTCTTGCGAAGTCAGTGCGTAGTCAGTACCGATTGGGTCGCTGAACGTCAGCGGGCTGTACGTTTCAGTGATTGCTTGAATGTCAACAACAGATCCAGTACGGACCGTTGGACGGATTGGACGACGGACGTTAACCGTTTGACCGATTTGAGCGGTCTTGATGGCGAAGGCGCCATCTTGTTCACGGTTGACACGCTTTGCCAAGTCCAGGGAGTTGCCAAGAACCATAGCAGCGTCGCGTGAGATCATGCTGATGGTCAGAAGGGTATTTGCAGCCATTGCTGTTTCCTTTTGGGTTAAATGGTAAGTGTTACCACATTACGTGGTGCTGTTTTCCGATGTTTAACCGAACATCAACCGTATTTCGCTACGTCATACTGGATCGTATCACAGGACAGTTTTCAAGGGTGTCGCCTGAACCACGTTTTATAGATGAGTGTGCATCTGTATCTGTATTTAGTGCGACACCGGAATGGTTGACCAAAAAGATTATCATTCCGGTGTTTTTGCGGTTACTTACCGTGCAAAGTGACCCTTTGCTACGAGTTGAGCAGCTCGTAGAGCACGGTACTCTGCTTGTGACAGATTTGGGTCATCAAGCGACTTCTTGGTCGTTGGTGTACCCTTTTCTGGCGTAGCTGGGGTAGGAGCTGAACTCTTCTTCTGTGGAGCAACAACAGCCGCTGGGGTCGCAGCTAGTTTATCTTCCAACTTACCCAGGGCGATCAAACGACGGTGACTTGGTAGCGCAACAATCCGCTCCATCTCATCTTGGTGTTTGGACAGATAGTGAACCAATGCAGGCCCAACGTCCGATTCGTACGCAAGCTGCGTCAGTTCAGGTACTGGGCTGTCA